AAAATCATCAATCATTAATGCAGGAATTGAACCTGAATTTGAAATTTCATGACTGCCAGTACAAATGCTGCCTGTTCCTCGATTGTCTGGGGTAGGTTTAATTAAAGTAACAGTCCGATGTTTGTCACTTAAAGCTGCATTATATTTGTAGATGTTTTCTTCTTTACAATTATTTGCTAAACAATAGAAGTTATATGCATCTGGTTCAAATGTATATACCCTCTGAAACATCTGTGCTAATAGTCGAGGATACATACCACAACCACCGCCTGCTTGAACTGCTGTATGAAACCCATCACACTGATCAAGAATAAAAGGTTTTGCTTTTTCCCAATCATCTCTAGGTCCTATCCAAAGACCTGTATCTTCTTTAGGCCATACCCAATCAGTTAACCCATCAATTACATCAGTTCTAATTATTGTTTCAAACATTATTCTTTACCTTCAAAGTGCAGGGGGCCATATTTCATAAACCTATCATAGACAGTTTGGCCATTAACAAAATGATCTTCAGGATCCAGATCATAATGATTTATGATTGCACAATTTATGTCATAATAGTAATCAATTGCTTCTTTAGATATCTTAAAATCTTCTTCAAGGTATTCTGAAAGAATGCTACTATGATCTACTTTATCAAAATACAAATCAAAACTATCTATGTTTAAGTTATGATCATTTCTTTTAAAAGGAAAACAATGAAATTTATTATATTTTTCATCAACACTTTTAATCATATTTTCTTTTAAATTAGCAAAGTAATTTTTTCTGTGTGTTTCGACTTTTGCATACTCAACGTAATAGTGATACATCTTATTGAATACTAAAAGAAAAAATATCCATCCTTTAGAAGAATCAGATGTTAATTGGATTGCTTTTGCATTCTTGAAGTATGGATATTTGTCATTATCATATTCCCCTGGTCGCATGAACCAACGAAACAAAGGATGGACAACCGCAAACTGATAGTCATCATATGTTAATATTCTATTTGCATCAACTGACTTGAGATAGTCAATGAAATATGGATCATTCACATCCATTTTGATTGATCCTCCATGATCATTGCAGAAACATGCAATACGAAAACTTAACTCATTATATGCTTCTTCATTCAACCCAAACTCATAAAGCGTATCACCCAATCCTAGATTTTTGATCAACTGGTCGTGATCTGCTTTAGTATTGTAGTAATGACTTTTCATATACCAGCCAAACAGATTTTTATCTGAGTTCCATACCAAAGGTTTTTCTTCATTCACAAAAGAAAATTTACCTGCCTTATTGAATGGGAAGTTCTTAACATCAAATGGTTGATGTCTATAGAATAAAAGATGAGCGAAAAATTCTCCTCCACAACCTGGAAAAAATGAGATAGGAACAAAAGCATCCCAGTTATTTTTTGTAATAAATTTCATAATTTAAACTTTGTTATTTTGCTATCAGCACTTGAAACACAAGAAGGAGAGATACAGATCTTAGGTTCCTTGAACAAATCAAATCCTGTATCTATATATCCTAAGGGCTCATCTTTACAACTATAAGAACGTTTAATTGATCCATCAGGTTCTCGAATAACAATTGATTGATAACCTGAATGACACATCCACCCCTTAAAATTATTAAATCCATATGCATTAAATCTTTCTGCTTGATCAAACATCCATTCTTTACCGTCTGCATTGATCATTTTCATTTGAGGTTCTTGAATAAGATCTTCTTGCATAAGAGAAAGCATGTCAGGTGTATATCCATCAACGACTTTTTCTGCAGATTCATTTGACTGAGGTTTAAGCGTAACATTAAGTCCTGCATCAACAAATATATCTGATATCTCATGCAATTCATAAAAAATAGAAGGAAGCATGACCATGTTAATGATGATCTTTATTCCGTTTGACTGAAGGAACACAAGTTTATCTTTGAATTCATCAACCTTTGTATGCTCATGGTGAAAGGACGCTGTTATGTTTGCATCATCAAATTGCTTTGCAATACGAAGATACTTTTGAAAGAAAGACATGCTCTGAGACATGTTTGTTGTCATATGAATTGATTGATATTTTGCTCTATCATCATCTGCAAGATATTGTAATATGTGTAAGTATCCTGGATGAAATGTAGGTTCGCCACCACTCAAACTAAAGTGAAAAGAATTAAATCCATTGTCTCGAGCTTGACGTTTAATCTCATCAATTGTCTCAAGACATAGCTCTGTTGGTCGATGGTCTTTCTTTTGTGAATGTGCATAAGGCCAGCAATATGAACACTTATAGTTACAGAACCGACCAAGTATCCAGCTCACCATAAACATATTTTTATCAAGCATATCAGTATGCCCAAATTTCACAACACTATCAAAATTTATCATAAACAACTTCTTATAAAATAATCTACTTTTTCTTTAAAATGTTTTTTAGAATAAACACAAAATATATCTAGTCCATATCGATCAAATATCTCAATATTTTTTTCAGCATATTCGTTTATCTTTTCTTTATCTAAAACTATATTTTGTCCTAGCAAATTTGATATTTCTTCATCATAGTTTTTCTTGTCATATAAGAGAGAATATATATCTATTTTTAAACAAGGATAATCATCGAATTCATAAAAACGAAAATTGGTAAAATTATCATATTGCTTATCAATGTAATTTTTAAGTTCTTCTTTATTTTTAATTAAAGAATGATGGGATATTATCTTTACACTCATCAGAAAATTAGAAAAAAACATATAATGGTTTGGACATACAAGCATTATATTTTTTGATTTTGGAAAAATCTTTAGTAAACTTATACTGTGTTTTCTATTTAATTCGTTACTAACATCGTGCACTAAAGATATTTTTAATTTGCCATCAAATCTATGACCGTAGTTTTCATAGATGTATCTTTTATATTCACTAGAAAAATCTAATCTATTTTTAAATATATCATCATATAATTTAGTTAATTTTTTATCTTCAATATCTTGTTTAGATTCATTAAAATTATAAAATTTATTTTTAAAGTAATAAATTTTTTTTAGCTTTGTTTTATCATGCAGAGTTTTTTCTTTAAAATTTGTAAAAACGTCATAATCAGAAAAATCATATTTGTTATTATCTGTATTTTTAAAAGTTATATTTTCGCTAGGATTTATAGCTTGATGTAGAAGCAACCCAAAAAATTCACCACTCAATCCGGCAATATAATCAACAGTGACCAATTCACTCCAATCATCTAAGGTAATCATTATTTTTTAAAGGCGTTCTTTGCGTTGAAGTTTGCTTGTGAGAATTCTTTGCGATTGACCATCTTAACAATCTGACCTTTGTGCTGAACCACATATCCTTCAGGGTTTGTCTTCTTGTCATCGATTGATTGAGACATAGGATTATGTGTTTCTTGTGCCTTATGCAATCCGTGAGTCAAGATATCTTTTGCTGCTTGAACATGGTGATGAATTTGTAATGCTTTTGAGAAGTGAGATTCGTGTGCATCATGGTGAGCAAGAGCACTGTTCATATTTTCTGTCTTTGCAGCCTTCGTTTTCTCTGTCTTTACTTTATCAACTTCATTGCCCATGCGCTGTGCAATGTGTGCTCTTAATCCTTCAGTCGAGGGTTTCTCACCTGTGCGGACTGTCTTGTTGATATAGGTAGTAAAATGTTCTTCATGCTTACCAATAATGTCATGGTGCTCTGCTGGCAGTTTGTTATGAATTTCTTCTGCCTTTGCTAGATGATGCTCAACCTTTTTGCTCTCTTCAGGTGTTAGGTTACTCATTTTAATTTAGCCTCTGGTGAAATAAGGTGGACATCTGGGTGGTGTCCGAATACGGAATGATCTTGGATAGGATGAGCATGCATTGTTTCTGGATGCTCATGGTTTCCTGTGAACTGCGTATGAAATACCAACCCAATCTTTGAGTTTGCTGCTTTCTTTCCTTCAGCAGAACTTTTGCTGATATGGTATTTGATTGTGTTTGGTTTGAAAGACACTTCATGATCTGAGTGATGCAAGTCGTGTGTATCATGCATATAGTCGCCTTGATATGCAACACCTTTCTTTGCAGGAAGCACCTT